TTTGGTAGGCATCTTGTGTCAATAGACCGCCGCCGATAGCACCGCCAGCGCCCATGAGACCTTCTAAGAGTGCGGAGTAGTTCAAGCCACCTGCCGACCCTCCCGCCATGCCCATTATGTCGTCCGTGTCGTACACCATTAGTAAGTGCCTCCGTCAAGCGTTCCTGTGACGCTACCCGAAATAGTTAAATCAGGGACCGTAACGGCACCTGTGAAAGTGGGAGACGCAAGGTCTGCCTTAGTTGAAGACGCTGTAGCTATAGCGTCGAATTCTAGCTGGAAGTCCGAACCCTTGATGACCTTCTGAGGATCACCAGAAGGCAGGGAGTCCTTCGCCGTGAAGTTTACCGAAGTAGTATAATCAGCCATTTGTGATTTTCCCCAATAGTGTCTGTAGGTTGAAACCTTGAATAGAAAGAGCTACGCCATTAATCCTAGCCTCTAGCCCAATATTAAGAATAGTTCCGCTACCGTTAGCCTTAGCGTTGAATGTATCTGTAGTCGCTCCCGTTGAAAACTCAGCGATGTTGAATTCCCCTTCGTTAAAGTAACCCACTGAAGAGCCCGAAGCGATACTGAACGTCTTACTCTTAAACGACCCGTCAAACCCGTAGCCCCATCGTAGGGTTACGTTAGTGTTGCCACCGCCGATAAAGATAGCTGAGATGTTCTTTAACAGCTTTAGCCGTGACGTATCGCCAAAGCTCATTCGCGGTGATTGATAATAAAGATTGTAGGGGTTGCCTTTCTCTAAAAACCCTGAGTAAGTCCCTATGCCGTCCACACTACCTATGAAGACATTACCATCTATGTCAGTAAAGTACGAGTGGTGCGACACCGTGGTCCACCTAGTTACTCGGTAAGCCCCCGTCTCTAGTGGCTGTCTAACGTCGAATGCGTAGACAAGCTGGCGAAGAGGGAACGATAAGATGTAGAGACTGTCATCAGGTACGAACGTAGCTTTAATCTCTTCAGCGGCTAAAGAGCCGATAGAAGTGTTTAGCTCATTACGGACGTTACGTGATAGAATGCCGATAGCTACCGACTTCTCTTGCACTGTACGCCCGAGAGATCGAAGTCCCTCGCGCGAAAGAAATAAAAGGTCAGTACCGATGCTTATTACGCTATCCCTAGCAATACACCCTACGTTATCAATAGTATCAGAAAGGGTCATAGTAGACGGGTCCTCAGCTCCTTGGTACATAAGGATAGAGGATTCGCCAAAGATGATTAAGAAATTGTTGTGGGCCGCTAGAGCTACCACCTTGTCAAAGCCGCGAGGCCAGACAGTAGTGAGATCAATAGAGCCTGAACTATGTCCCTGCCATGTCTCACCTATAAGTGTGTCAGACCAGTAGACAGTATTCTGATTGCCCGTGACGTCAGCCGCCCAGATACGACCAAAAGCCGCCAGAGCTTCGTTAGCTTCTGGAGCCACAGTGCCTGTCGTATGATAATCCTCTACGCGCTGTACTACGTTAGTGGTGTCATCGAATACGAGAGGGGCATGCCCACGCTGGAAAAAGAATAGCTTGTTGTTAAACGGTACGATTTTCCAGTGGTTAGCTGTAATGGTGTACGACGTGGGAGTGACATCTGTAAGGGTGGTGTCTCCCTGTAGGATCTTGTTGTTCCCCGTGCTGAAGAAGTAGTCCGTACCTGCGCGGCTGGTAAACTTGTGGACAGCATCGAGGACATCAGTTCCCAGCTCTGTCTTAGTAGTAGTCACCACAGTTTGGCCCTTGCGCGCACCCAGACGACCGTTCTCGTCCACCACACAGTTATCCGCCACTAAGGCGAACGTAGGGTCCATGTCAATAGGGCTATCCTCTGTATTCACTCCACGGAAGGCGGGAGCTACTAGGGATAATTGCTGAATAGGTTGCGACATTGATTACACCGTAAAGTAAACGAGTTCATCTTCATGCCTAGCGGCTTCTACCGCAATCGCATCTCTTAAGTATTTATCTGCCATCTGGAAGTATTCAGCAGTGGATGTGCCGCCTGTCTCTCCCCGCTCTCTAGCCAACATGGCGAGCGCTAGGTGGATAACAGGCGATGAAGGAACTTTTAATACATCAGAGGTTAATGTTAAATTAGGCTGAGGTACTACAGCGTACACGTTTATATCGTAAGAAGCATCTGGAGTAGTCCAAAAACGGAGCAGAGTGTCTCCCGCAGAGTCTAAACCGTTGTAGGCATAATATCTAGGAGTTCCAGTTTGGGAAGGGCTTTTAACGTCCTTATTTCTTACCCAAGATAGCGGCTTATTCTCTAAATAGTACGCTGAGGTTTCATCACATACGTTTATTATTTTAGCACGATTGCCCAGTCCGGTCAATGTGTAGGTGTGCGTACCTGCTGTCGTAGTCATTACATACTCAGTACGAAGAGCTTCCCACTGGTAGCTGTCCTCTACAATACGCTTTGCGTCATTAACAAAATCACCCACCATTTCTGAGTAATCTGTCTCACTAACAGCTACCACTGTGTCCTCACGCAATCGTCGGAGGATGCTGTTAATTACTTCCAAGTATGTCATGAGAGCATTCCTTTGTTGGGTCCAGAAAGGCTTCTGGAGATTAAATCATTAAGGTTCTTAATAGTGTTCGGCTGTTGTTGCTGACCGCCGAGGTAGGCGCTACGGAATTGTCTGGGACTGTAGGCTTGCTGTTGTGAGTAAAAATCTTTCCACTGGGGCTGAGCTATCTTACGAACAATTTCTTGCTGGCCTGCACCGAGACCACCAAGGCCTCCAAGTAGTCCAGCACCGACACCGCCCAGTCCAGCACCTAGGCCTTCTAGGCCAGCGCCTAGGCCTGCAAGCTCCCCCTGTACCTGACCAAACTGATCGGCTACGCCTTGGAAGCCGGCACCCATAGCCGCTTCTACGTCACCGATACGTGTGTCTACGTCAGAGGATAGGTCAGAAATACTTACGCCTACGTCTGCTAAGCCTTGCTCCAAACCGCCTTGGACGGTAGAGAGTTCCTGTAAGACACTGGCTTCAACACCTGTCATGCTTTCTAGCAATCGGGCCTCTGTATCCGTAAGGGCTTCTGCTTGGCCTGCCGCTTGGTTAGCCAACGTATCCTGTAGAGAGTTGTACTGACCAAGTGACTGTTCAGCCAGAGCGTTAAGATCTCCTCCGACAGACTCAAGGCCTTGATTGAATAAATTAGTGAGACGATCTTCAGAGGAGGCTATGTCTTCGCCTACCTGCTCAAAACCACCAGCGGTCTCTTCTTGCAATGCCGCAATGTCTTCTGTAAGGCCTGCTTCTACGTCACCTAGGCTCGTACCCAGTGTGGCTAGCTCTTCTTCAAGGGCTCCCTGTACTGTGCTTAATTCTTGTAGCGTAGCCGCGTCACCGCCAGTGATCTCTGCAAGGAGGGCCGCTTGAGCATCCGTCAGTGCCTCTGCTTGGCCTAGCTCCATAGCAGTGAGGGCATCCATGAGGTCCTGACGCTCTTGCGCCGCTGTCTCAAATCCAGTAGATACGTCTGTTGCTAGGCCGCCTATGCGATCACCTAGTGTAGTCTGAACACCTTCGAGGTCTAAGCCGAGGTCTGCAAGAGCCTGATTGAACGACTCTGTGTTCTCACTCATCTGACGTAGCGTCTCTGCGTCACCGCCAGTAATAGACTCTAGGAGGCGTGCCTCAGCCGCTGTAAGGGCTTCGCCTTGTCCAGTGTTGTAAGCCTCTAGAGCTTCCATCAGATCTGTTTGAGTAGCCTCTAGACCTTGTGACAAGGCTTCGTTAAAGTCTACGCCCATGTCAGCGATGGCTTGCTCCAGACCGCCTTCTACTTGAGAAAGCTCTAGGAGGACACCCGCTTCGACACCACCGATAGACTCTAGCAGTCGGGCTTCCGCCTCGGACAGCTCTGTAGTCTGGTTAGTACCCATAGTAGCCAGCGTCTCTAAGAGATCGCGCTGTAGGTCTGCCATGTTGTCGTCGATGGCCTGCTGTGCAGTAGCCAGCGAGTCTGCTGTGGCGAACCCTGAGTTCTCAAGCGCAGTGGCTAAATCTTCTGGGTTTACGTACCCAGCGGAGGCTATAGCACTAGCAACGTCCTCAGGGGTCGCATAACCGGCCTGTGAGACCGCATTAGCAATATCCTGTGGGGTAGCATACCCTGCCGCTGAAATCGCCTCAGCGACGTCCTGTGGCGTTGTAAGGCCTGCATTGGCAATCGCTGTAGCTACGTCCTCTGGAGTAGAGAACCCTGCCGCCGCTACAGCCGCCGCTACGTCCTCTGGAGTGGAGAAGCCAGCACCTGAGATGGCAGAAGCTACATCCTCTGGGGTTGCATACCCTGCGTTAGCAACCGCAGTGGCTACGTTCTCTGGAGTAGCGAAACCGGAGTTAGCAACGATCTCCCCTACTTCTGCCGCTGTGACAGACTCTGGAAATTCTATAGAAGCGATAGCGCCCTCTAGGGCTGTGTTCATTTGCTCTGCTGTGACAGACTCTGGGAATTGAATGTTAGCAATCGCTGTGTCAACTACATCACTAACCTCTAGGGCTGTAAGACCTTCTGGTAGGTTGGCGATGGATTCGTTAATGTCCTTCACTGCCGCTTCAATAGCGGAGTTGACCTCTGCCGTAGTGGCTACTCCTGTAAGGGCTGTATCTATAACGGACTGTACGTCTGCTGAGCTGAGGCCTTCTGGGAACTCAATAGAGTCGATAGCGTTAGACAGTGCAGTATTCATTTGCTCAGGCGTGACCGAAGACGGGAACTGAATTCCGCCTATAGCTGTGTCCACAATGCTCTGTACCTCTTCTGTAGAGAGGTTATTCAGACCGCCTATCGTTTCATTAATGCCTTGTACCGCTGTGTCGATAGCTGTGGAGACATCCGCCTGCGTAGCTACGCCAGTAAGGGCCGCATCTACAACAGTTTGAACGTCAGCGGTGCTTAGCCCTTCGGGAAACTGTATGTTGCTGATTGCGGTGTCTACAATAGAGCTTACATCTTCGGCGCTTAGGCCTGCGGGGAACTCAATGCCTGCGATAGCGGTATCTACAAGGCTTTGTACGTCAGTAGACGATAGGTTGTTAAGTCCTCCTATGGCCTCTGAAATAGCTGTTTCAACAGAAGCTGTAGTAGCTACGCCTGTGAGGGCTGTGTTAATCTCTGAGCGTACGTCTTCGGCACTTAGACCTGCTGGGAATTCAATGCCTGCAATCGCTGTGTCAACGATAGAGCTTACATCTTCTGAGCTAAGTCCTGCTGGAAATTCAATGCCAGAGATAGCCGTATCGACAATACCTTGGACATCTTCAGAGCTGATACCAGCAGGGAACTCAATGCCTGCAATAGCGGCTTCGATGTCAGCCTGAGTAGCTAAACCAGATACCGCATTAGTAATTGCTGTAGACATTTCTTCCGCAGTAACTGACTCTGGGAACGTAATACCTGAAATGGCTGTATCGACAACGGACTGGACATCCGCTGAAGTCAAGCCAGCTGGGAACTCTATGCCGGCAATGGCTGTATCAATAGCTGTTTGTACCTCTTCAGCCGTAGCGCCTGCTGGGATGTTAGCAATCTCTTCCTGAAGGGACTCCACAGCGGCAGTTATGTCTGCTTGCGTGGCTACATCTTCCATAGCCGTGTCGATA